CTAAGTGCCCAGATATTAAGCAAAAAATCTTTGAAAGACCCCACTTGTACAGCAGATTGAGAAATTAATAGTCCTGAAGAAAGCCTATCAAAAGCGTCTGCAAAAGTTGTTACTTTTGGTTCTGTTGTCATACTGTTTTTGTCTCCTCTGAGCGAATTAAAGTCTTTAGTTTCAGAGCTATTCGACGCAATACTTCTTCATCTTTTATCTCATCAACCAATACCTCTAATACGTTCTGAACAAATTGAAGGTTTACCAAACCTTCCATCACTTGCCGTTCTCCCCTGATTCCTAAGTCTAAGGCTTTGGCTGCATCTGAAGCTTTATCAAACGGCAAATGCTCTAATTCATGAATAGCTTTCTGTCTCAAATCCCCATAATTATCCCAATGTTCTTGTTGAATACGGTTTAGTTTCTGTCCTTCAGTTTCTTGAATCTTAACCAATCCATTGGTATAATTTTCGTTTTTCTTGAGTTCCCATTCGCCCTCTTTAATCCAAGCATATACAGTAGATTGAGTGACGTTATTAGAGAACTCAGTGCGTAATGAGTCAGCCACATCTTTAGATGAATAACCCTGTAAATACAATTCCAGGGCTTTGTTTTTAACTGGTAATGGAAATGTCTTGGGCATACTACCCTCTCCTATACTTCATACTCTTTTAAATTAGGCCGTACAATGCCTTTACGGGGTGCTTTATCCTCTTTATCCCATTGAGACGGTATATCAAAACTATGGTCTGGCATACCTTGAGATTCAATACTACCACCATAGGGGGTGCCATCTGATTGTAATAGGCCAGCAAAGCTTACATGCCCTGTTTTATTAACCGCAGCAGTGAAACATACTGGTTTATCTCCAACATATTTCAACCCTATTTCCCCCCTAGTACATAATCCTCTCCATACTCCCGCATCTGTCCCTAGGGGTTGATACCCCCGGAGCTTTAGAAGTGTTCCAGTAGTGCGTTGTGTATCCTCTATCCGAACATTATTCCTACAACCAAAGTAGTCACACCACACTACCACCCCATATTTCTTTTTAAATTCTTCCGCAGTCACACCCTTAGGTAATTTATTTACATACTCCACACTAGTTTCAGTCTTACCTTTCATATAAAATGATAAACTCATATATCCTCCCCTAAAACATCAAAGCGACACCACAAAGCTATGCAAGCAGCATCGGCCCAATCCTGTTCCCCAAAATCTGCTTTCCAAAAAATCTGAGCAAAATCCGCAATTTGCTTCTTTGATACATTTCCCTTCTCCAAAACATATTTCTTCCACCTAGTATTCTCAATAAACATAGGAGCCAATCCTTTCATACAACACACAAAAAATATCGTATATATCACAGCTGAAAGCTGAATAGTAGTTCTGGGGTTTTGTATAAAAATAGGGGCTTCCACAGCCACACTAAGTTTAGGATATGTTAGTTTAATTTTACTGAGGTCTTCCAAAAAACTTTGGGAATTTGCGACGAATCTGACATTGAAATCAGAGTCTGTACTACTCCATTTAAATTTCTGTTGTAAAATTCCTACTTCATCTAATACAATTCCATGTACCGCCTTTGTAGAACAGTCTAACCCAAGAAAATATTCCTTATCCATAAGCACTAATGGGGGATGTTCTTAAAGCCACTACCCTAGACACAGCATTAAAAGCTGATGTATAAGCTATCAACAATCCTTTAACCTTAGTATAGATAGTTTCATACTCAATTAAAGTTTGTCTCAGTTCCCACAATTCTTCATACTTATCTAGGACTGCCCCCCTCACCTCCTCTTTAGTTAATTTTTTACGCCCCTCATTTTCCCTTTCCTCATTAACTCTATAAATAGCTTTTGAATATCCTTCATCAAAATATGATTCCAAAGCCATTTTTTTGGCTTCTACATCAGCTACTTGACATTCTAAGTAAGCTTTGTACCCACCATACACAGATAGAAATTCCTCTAAATCTTTCCTATCTGCATCCATTAAATTAGAAAAATCTAACGCTGGTTCCTGGTCTAGATTCATCTTAAATGTGGGAACAATCAAATCCGCTAAAAAAGCGTTGGCCTTATCTAAAGCTGTTTCTACAGTACGCTTTTGCATATCACCCTCCATAGCTTCTACAATTACACCACTGGGGGCCAGAGCAACGTGAGGGTGGTTCCATCATAAGCATTACATCCTCACACTTCTTCAAAATTTGTGCCCATATATCTTGGTCTGGAAGCATTCCAAAAGCCTTTAATTTTTGGTTATTCTTATTTTCATATAAAACTACACCATAAGGCAACTTTAGAATATGTAAGTAGATTTGCAACTGTACCGTATGTTCCCTCTTAGGTCTGTTTTTTAATGCTTCAAAACCTTTATCGTTAATCGACTTTAACTCTAACCCAATCTTATCATAATCTGCATGTTTTAACAAGAAGTCTGCTCTTCCAGAAATGGGGGGATTATCAAACTTTGCTTCAATCTCCCTATCTAAAAGTATATCCATCTTAGTAAAATATGTTGCCATCCTCTCCTCTAAAAAATTACCATTATCAAAAATCCGTTGTACATTATCATCAATGACTTGTTCTGGCAACAAACCATTATATGCTAAGTAAAGCAACCTCATACAATAGCTACCTAACATGGAGGGATAAAACACGCCCTCTCTGTTTTTTCTTTGCGGCCCACCCAATGAACTTTCTAAAGATTTGATTAACCATGTTTCCTCAGAAAATGTCTTTTGGGGAGTTGAGTCTCCTTGTCTTAAGGAGGAAAGTTTTTTAATACCTGACATAATGTATCTTTAACTCCTTCTTTGGTGCTATCTTTAATATGGAGTACGTTCTCAATACCAAAAATACGCATCAAATCTCCATCACGTTTAATATCTCGTTTTCGTAGGTGTCCATAAATCCCATCTGCTTCAATTACTAAACCCAATTCAGGGACAAAGAAATCAATTGTATAGGGATACACATCTACTTGTTGGTCATATCTAAGCCCTAATTCAGATAATTCATCAGCAATTAGTTTCTCTTGCGTAGTGTAGTCTTTAGGGAGATACCGCATTCTTCAACTCATCCAATGCTACAGGATTCTCAAGGAAATAATTTTTGAGTCCATTCATTCCCATTACTTTAGCATCCTGATAAGAATACCACGGGCCAGCCTTAGTTACTACCCCCATCTCTAAAGCCTCTCTAATGAAGCTCTCAGTTACATCAATGCCCCCTTCTACCCTAAAGGGTATTATAGCAGACTTCCAATTCTCTCCTCCCGCTTTAGTTTTACGTAAACGTACTTCCATATCAAAACCTACTTTCTCCTTATTCTTTCCTTCTTCTATCCACCCCTTTCTTCTAACTTGTAGCAAGAAATGGGAGAAGAATGTCTGAGCCATACCCCCTGGCATAGCATCCAACGCTACAGGCCCCATACTACTTCTAACCTGATTAATGGCTACAAAGGCAGAGCCTTCTTTTAGATGTGCCAAAATTCTGGGAAGAGAAGTATTAACAAAACGAGCTTGCCACGCCATTGGATTATAATCAAACCCCTCTTCCATAACGGCTGCTGGGACTAGCCCCGCAATACTATCTAAAACAATAACATCAACTTTAGCATCCATTAACTTCCGCACTGTTTCTAAAGCTTGTTCTCCATTAGATGGTTGAGACACTAATATATTCTCTACATCTATCCCACATTTAGCAGACCAACCAGCATCCCAAGATAACTCAGTATCTATCCATGCAGCCGTCCCACCAGCTTCTTGTGCCCTGGCAACGACTTGGGAAGCTAAATAAGACTTCCCCACATTAGTAGGGCCGTATAACATTGTCATACGTTTTTTAGGAATCCCACCACCAGTAAGTTTATCTAATGCAGGAATACCAAAAGGAATTCTAGTAAACTCAAAGGCTGAATTATTCCCCCTTAGTAGACCTAACTTATCGTCCTTCAATAAATTTTGAACAATATCTAAAGAATTATCAATCATATTTTTTCATTACCCCCCTCCGTCGTAAAGATTCAGCCCAGGCTACCATTACCGCAGCAACCTGAATAATTTCCGTATATGCTGACCCTAATTTAACATCATTTATATCTTTCGCCACTTCGCCAAATTCTTCAAGGGCGATTAAAGCCCACATATCATCCGTGTTATCTCTCTGGTCACCCCAGATAGAATCTTGTCTTTCACGTTCAGCCAAAACATTCTCTAGCACTTTTGCTCTGGCTACTTCCACTTCACTCATTATCACTTATCTCCTAGAACATCCTCAATTTTCTCATCTACATGATGACGCACCACATCCCATATATTACTAACTGCTTGTCCTGCTTCGTCTAGTTGAGCCTCTACTGGCAGTTCAGTATCTATATCCCTAATATCAACATCAATACGACTGTACTGATTTGTATCCAAAGAACCTACCCTAAATGTAAACCCTAAATGTACACTTACTTTAGCCATTCTATTCCTCCTTCATAGGTAGTTCAAACCACCCTTTCCTCAACATTAATCCTATTATAGCATATCCCGCTATATCATTCAACGTATCTTCAACAGATTCATTTTTAGGTCTGGTATTATTCCAAATCAAATTCTTAAACCTATTAATTTTATCCCATAACCGTACCACTAACCCCTGTTCTCCAAACCCTAAGATATTATCTTTTCCATAATCATTCTGTTTGGCAGTAATTAAATCAGCTAAATCTAAAACTACCAATTCACATGCTTCCTCAAAAGTTTTCGGTTCGACAGACATTATACTGGTGACTCCTCTCCCTCAGGGTCAAAAGGAATTATTGCATCAGGCACTCTGTTTACCTTACGTCCATTACTATGGGGCTTCACATTCTCCATATAATATCCTCCTGTTCGTTGCAGTTCTACCATTATATCCTCTATAGGCATTAGCATACAATATGCCTTGCCTCTTTCATCCCTGCTAACTTCAATTTTCTTACCTGTGTTCCACCACTTCTTTATCAAACTCTGTAAAAAGGATGTGGGAAACACTAACATGGCTCCATAAGAACCATCATCCAACATAAGCATTTGTGCCCAATGAGAAGAAACACTTGTCGAAATGCCACTCTTAGATTGAATCCGTTCTTTAGTATCAGAATTCCATCTATCATACGCATACTCTATACAAATGTTCCCACTCTTTGACCAATTACGTGCCCGTTCACTTTTTATCTCTAATGTAGAAGCATCGCCTGTAAACACCTCAACCAACTTTTGTTGAGCCATGTCCCCAAACTCAAACTGTACATCGAAATTAGACTTATCACTCGTAACTACCATACCATTACCTCCATTCTATATAATCTACTAAAGTTCTTGGGGTATCATCTAGGGCTTCTTTGGTAGCCCATGAAGGAGTACATAAATCTATATCTACCCTTAGAGGTATATTAAGACTATTTACTTCCATCAGTCCTTGAATTGCTGCTGGTAATACTTCCAATTCAGTTTCATGAATTTCACAAATAATTTCATCGTGAACTTGAAGTAACAAGTTACTTTTTTTATCTTTGAGATAATCATAAACACATATAATCCTTTCATTCAAAATATCCGCACTAGTTCCCTGTACCAAATAGTTAACTCCTTTATAAGCAACATCTGCTGGAATAGCATATACCCTACCATAACGATTCTTAATCCATCCCCTCTCTGCTACAGTCTTCATTACTGAATTGAAGAATTGACGAGAACCCTTAATCCCTGCAAAATATTGTTTCTTATAAGCCATAGCTTCAGATTCAGAAACATTCAATTGGTTAGCTAATTTAGCTTTTCCAATACCATAGATAACCCCAAACGTAATATTCTTTGCCATCTGCCTATAAAATTTAAACGAGTCATCCTCCTCAGTTACACTAAAAGCAATCTTGGCTGCTTCTCCATGAAAGTCCACATCTTTACTTTGCAATAAAGCATCAACTTCCTCATTCCTTAAGTAGCTTAGAAATACCCTAACCTCCATTTGAGAGTAATCAAAGGAGACTAATCTATATCCCTCTCTTGGAATAAACAACCGCCTAACAGATACTTGATTTGTGTCTTCCTCATTATAGGATTCATCCCCCATAAACCCCCAAGTCTGTAATACATCATCATCCAACTGTAATTCATGGGTTATTCCTTTAGCTGCCATCTGAGCATTAATCCTATTAGTGAGAGCTTCCTTAGCTCCATTGGTTAAGTCCACATCAGTTAGCTTAAAATGGGTTCTGGGAATGTTTTGTAAGTTGGGTTCCTTAGAAGATAGTCTACCTGTTAAAGCACCCCAATTACAATATGATGTGTGTATCACATCTAGGTCTTTATATGGCTCCATATAAGTATTACGAAGCTTTCCTAAAGCTCTGTATTGCCTAATGTATCCTGCCAGTGGGTGGTTAATCTGCATTAAAGCAGCCTCATTCCACGAATCTTTATCTTTGGGGGTACGCATAGGGGAGTATATACCACGAGTATTTAACACCTCCCCTACTTGCTGTGGGCTATTAATATTAAATTCATCGCCCACCAATTCATATATCTTATTAGCTATTTCCTCTATCCTTTTATCAATTTTAACTATTGCTTGAGTCACGTAAACATTGTCAATTGCCACCCCTTGACCTTCCATAGCATACAAAACTTTAGTTAGTTGACACTCTAAATCAAACACTTCTTTCTGACCCATGCGTTCAATCTTATTGAGATTATCCATATATAGCTTTGCAGTCCAATACACATCTTGTTCACAATAAGGCCCCAAAACTTCTGGAGGAGACATGGAAAAGTCTTTATTCCATTTGTTGCTTCTTAGATATTTTTTAGTTTCCTTATCATAAGCTGCATGACTCTCACCATATGTTCTAGTAATAGTACTAGTTAAGTCTAAATCTTTAACAGTAGACGGCTCTACTAACCTCACCATAACAATCACATCTATCCATCTCTGGTCATTGTGGGGTTGCATCCCCTCTTTCTCTAGAAAACGTAAATCAAACTTAATGTTATACCCAATCAAGGCATCTTTCTGTCCCAACAACTGCATTAACTCTTTGATATAGGAGTGGGGCAGATTGGTGCCTTGTTGATGCCTAACAGGGAAATAATGGGTATCTCCAGCCAGTGTAGAGATACCCACTCCGCAAAGTTGGTTTATGCCAAAGGCATCCAACCCATTGGTTTCCACATCCACAACCAAAATATCTTGGTTGTTTAAAGTTGTAGTTACGTCTTTATATTTTTCGACAGTATCTACGAGCATGTTTAGAACAATTTACTGGCTGTAGCTAGTACTTCAGTATTGTTCGCACCATTACCATTAACAGAGAATCCTCCATAACGGCCCTTAAAGTATTCTTTAATAGTAGGAAGCCCTTCTACATCAGCAGCCTCAGGAATTTCGTCCTTTCGGGTAGTAGCTGCAATAGCATAGGACGTATCCTGCATACCAGCACCAGTGCGTTTAATACGCAGTACACCCTTATCCAAACCACTCCAGTCATTATAAATGTCTACCAATTGGTTCCAAATATAATCACTACGCCCAAAGGTAAGACACACAACTCGGAAATCATTCACTGTTTCCTTAAACATCTTCTTCCCACCTGGGCCATTAACAGGTTCCCATTCCTCATTTCTGGCTTCATTGTGGACTACTTCATAAATATATGCCCAAAAAGCAAACTTATGGGAAGACCTTGCGTCAGCAGGAACTGCACTAGTATCCACATCAGGGTCATCCAAAATATTCATCCAACGGTTCCCATCTTTATATGTGTATAGGTATATTTCATCTAGGTTAGTATCGCCCTCATCTCCTGTAGCTATAGGAGATAGAAACGCTTGGTCACCATCCTTGAAAAATATTTCTCGTCCTGGCATTCGGGTATCATCTTGTCCACCTTGATACCTAGTTTCCCGTTTAGTCTGTATTCTACTAATTCCACTCATTGTTATATTCTCCTTAATTTAAAAAAATGTTCTTTCTTGTAATATATTTGTCAACAATGTGCTATCTCTTACGTCTTGTACATCTTTATACTCCTCTGGCAATTTAATATAGCTTACCATAACTTTGGGTTGCAAGCAAGTCATGGCCTTTTCTAATCCTATACGTCCTGCATCATCATTGTCAAGGCATAACACCAACTCTTTTGTGGGCAATTGTAATGCCAATTCTTGCTGTTTCCTTGAAATATGTGCCCCTAATAATGCCACACTTGCAAACCCATGTTGGTCAAGCCACATAGTATCTAATGACCCTTCTGTAATGCAAATAAAATCTTTGGGTTCTGTAATCAACTCTTGTCCAAACAATACTTTTGATTTTTGTAAGCCCTTAGAATATAGGTACTTAGGGGTTACATTTTGTCTACGACTTAACCACCCTACTAGGGTACCATTTACGGTATGAATAGGCAATACCAAACTACCGAAATTATCTATGGCTCCTCCCCATTTAATAAGAACCTCTTTAGAGAAGCCCCTATCAAATATCCAAGGAGGAACATATCCAGCATGGAAGGGGAAAGCCACTTCTTGCATTTCATCACGGACTTCTAATAAATCATCAAACATATTTATGTCTAACTGTACTATATCTTGCTTAATTTTATGCTGTAATTCTTCATACCCACAATGTAAATACTTCATAAAGAAGCTATATAAACTTCCCTGTCCACATCCAGCAAAACAAATCCATACACCTTTAGCTAAATTTACTGCACAGGATTGGACATTATCCTCATGAAATGGGCAAAGAATTGAGAATTGGTCTTGAGCAATCGGTATAGAAAAATCACTCTCTAAAAATAGTTGCGCCCAGGTTGCCATTAAAACATATCCTCCACTTCATATATACTCCCTTTATCCACATCCCAATGAAGTTCCATAGAAGATACAGGTAATACACCATCCCTATATTTATGGAAGTAGACTATTCTAGCTTGTTCTTCCCCCTCTACCATACACATAGACATGGCTACATCAGCAGCACGAAGCATAGCATCCCCATAAGCTACTTGGTCAGCCCTTGGGGGAATATATATATCTGATGCATCTTTTGTAGCTTGAGTAGACACAAAAACTGGTGTGTTAGTTGATAGACACATATTTTTCAAACCATAGAACAGCATATGAGTTTGTTCCCACATCGCTTTATGACTCTTTCCTGAATGGGTTACCAAATAAATCCCATCTATAATAACTAAATCTGGGTTGTACTTCCTAATTAAGTTATGTAAACTTTCTAAAGAAATACTGGATTCACCTTCTATATGGTCACATATTAACATTGGTGTATCTTTTATATCTTTTAAGAACCTACCATACTCTTCTTCATTAATGGGGTCACCATTCCGCAAAGCTGAATGGGATAAAGAATATCCCATAGCATTTCCTAACACTACATCCATGCGTAAATTCATTTGATTCACAGGCATTTCAGTAGAAACAAGCAAGGTTTTAAACCCATTCATAACTGCTGTAACAGCCATTTGTACACACATCCAAGACTTACCCACTGTGGGTCTAGCGAAGAGAGCTATTAATTCTCCAGGCATCCATCCCACACCCATACGGTTTAAGGACGTAAAGGGGGTAGGAATTCCCATAATACCATTCCCCATCTTTCGTTTCTCTTTACGTAGTTGCCAATCTGTTAAACGCATTTCAGAATTTAAATTGTAAGAAACTACATCATCATCATAAATTACTGAAATATCATTTAAGTCAGCATTTATCTGAGACAACGCTTGTTTAGGATTCTCTTGTAAAGTTCCTTTATTTGATTGGAACGTATTAACAATCCTCCTAAACAATACTTGGTCTTGAAATACTTTCAAAGCATAATTCAAATCCAGTGATGCTGCGGAATCATTTAACGTAGGATAGTTTGCTAAAAGCGTTTCTGTAGATGGGCTGTGCCCAAATTCATCACTATATGTGGTGAGAAATTTAAAGGCATCCCCATGAGTTGAAAAATCTTTTGAAGTGTATCTAAATTTTCTAAATGCTTCCCTATCTGTTAATGCGAATATAATGCCCGATTCAATAAAATCGTAATTGTCCATTCTTACTCCACTCTATAAAGAATTCTATTGTGTTTACCATGCACATAAGTATCTAATATGTTTGTTTTGAGTGCATTGGCACTTTCCTTAGCTTCTTCTAAGGAAGTGAACTGGCCCACAAGAAAAATTTCCTGGGTTTCTGTGTTCACTCCCAACACTCTATACTCCTCAAAGGGGGCTGTCAAGGGCTTTTTACGAATCAGCCCCAGTGCTTTCTGTTTCTTTCTCATAAGCTATATCCTTTAATTTCTCCCTAACACTTGTCCGAATTTTATATGACGACATATCTAAATCTTCACTAATCTCTTCCATAGTCAAACCCTCTAATCTCAACTCAATAAAAGTTCTTTCTTGGGGAGATAAACCATAACAACTTAAAACTTCGTTCATTTCTATTTCTTCTAAGCCTTCTTCATCCTGTAACAAAGCCTGCAAAATTTTAGCTGGGATTTGATATTCATCCTCTAGCCCTGGATATACTATATCCAAACTTTCAGATTGTATGGTGTGTTGTGCTTTAGAAATCAAGGTACGTATGGTGTTAACCATCGCAGTATGCAAATAAGTATGGAACAGTACTCCTCTATCTTCTTGAAAACCGTGCGCTGCTTTAATAATAGCAATACGTAATTCTTGTGCTAAGTCTTCTCTATCCCAACCCAATACATAGGTATTGGATACAAATTTCTGTACTTTGGGTTCCCACTGAGCAATTAAATCATTATCAATATGCACTATCCTAAAAACCTCCTCACTTTACCCAATCTCATAACGGCTCCTGCCATAAAACCAAACCCTAGAATAAAAAGAATTACTATTAAGGGGTGTGTTTCTGTGTATCTACCAAGAACAAACAACCCCACATCTTCTAAAATATGGCAGTACAAGTAATAGTAGAATTTACGGATGCTCAGTGGGCGTTAGTCCAAGAACATTATCTTTATTATGCTCCACAATATAT